TTTTGGACGTGGAATGTTTCCGCGATTACTTCCTCATCTGCTTTCTCGACCGCGAAACAAGCAAGGCTGCATCCTTTGAGATGTACCCCGGCAAAGATTTGGCGATGTCCCGCGTGGCCCATTACATGAGCAGCCACACCACCATCAGCTTCAACGGCAACAGCTACGACCTGCCGATGATCGCGGCGGCACTGCAAAAGCGCGACTGTGCGGAATTGAAGAAACTGTCAGACGAGATCATTCTCTCAAACCTCCCCGCGTGGCGCGTCTGCAAGAATATGGACGTCAATATCCCCAACAGCTGGGACCATATCGACATCATCGACGTGGTGCCGGGGCAAGCGAGCCTAAAGGTCTACGCGGGCCGCATGGGTTACCGAAAGCTGCAAGAGTTGCCCATCGATCCAAGCGCAAGCATCTCACCCGAGCAGCGTGAGGTGTTGCGCCAGTATTGCATCAACGATCTGCGCGTGACGGACGAGCTGTACAAAGTTGTCGAAAAGCAGGTCGCCTTACGGGTCGAGATGGGCGCTGAGTACGGCGTTGACCTTCGGTCGAAGTCTGATGCGCAGATCGCCGAGACGGTCCTGAAGAGCGAGATTGAGCGGGTGTCGAGCAAAACCCTGCGCGCACCGAAGATCGCGGAGACCGCCACGTTCCGATACCTCGACCCCAAGATCATCTCCTTCAAGAGCGCCACCCTGAACGAGATTTTCTCGCGCATCCTCGACCACAAATTTGGGCTCTCGGCCAACGGCTCTATCGCCCTGCCCGATTGGCTGAAGGACACCCGGATCGCGGTGGGCGGCAGCGAATACCAGATGGGGATCGGAGGCCTGCACTCCTGTGAGAAGAGCCAGACCGTCTACGCGGGGAACACCCACATTCTGGCGGATTTTGACGTGGCGTCCTACTACCCCTCAATCATCCTGCAACAAGACATCGCGCCCGACAACATGGGCGACGACTTCACGGCGGTCTACAAGAGCATTGTCGAACGCCGCATTGCAGCGAAGCGGTCGGGCAACAAGGTGACAGCCGACACGCTCAAGATCGTGGTCAACGGGAGCTTCGGGAAGCTTGGGAGCAAGTACTCCGCCCTCTATGCCCCGAACCTCCTGATCCAGACCACCATCACCGGCCAGCTGGCCCTATTGATGCTGATCGAGCGCGTCGAGGCAATTGGTGCCAAGGTGGTGAGCGCCAACACCGACGGCATCGTGGTCTTCGCCCCTAAGAAGATGGAGAACGCTCTGGCCGACGTGATGTTCGGCTGGGAACTCGACACCTCATACGAGCTTGAGCGCAGCGACTATGTGGCGCTGCACAGCCGGGACGTGAACAACTATTTTGCGGTCAAGAAAGACGGGTCGGTCAAGCGCAAGGGGGCGTTCGCGCAGGCTGGGTTGATGAAAAACCCGGTGTTCGAGATCGTTTCCGATGCGGTAGCAGAACACCTTGCCGGGAAGGCCGACTACCGCAGCGTGATCCGCTCCTGTCGCGATCTGAACAAGTTTGTGATGCTGCGTAAGGTGACCGGCGGCGCGGTCTGGCGGGGCGAGCCCATCGGCAAGGCCGTGCGGTTCTACTATTCGACCGAGGTGGGGACCGACGAGACCATCAGCTACGCCAAGAACACCAACAAGGTGCCCCAGTCGGACGGGGCCAAGCCCTGCCTTGACCTACCCGAGATGTTCCCGAGTGACGTTGACTTCGAGCGGTACATCGAGATGGCAAAGATGGTGTTTGGACAAATAGGGATCAACGATGCTTGAGAAAGACATTGAGAGCGCGCTGTGCAAGCGGGTTAAGCTTCTTGGGGGCCTCTGCGAGAAGTTCGTTTCTCCGGGTAGACGGTCGGTCCCTGATCGCCTTGTCACGCTTCCCGGCGGCTCGATTGTCTTTGTCGAGCTGAAGGCCCCCGGCAAAAAGCCGACACCCTTGCAGGAGCGCGACCACGAGGCTCGCAGGAAGCTCGGCTGCCGGGTCGTGGTGATCGACAGCATGGAGGCCGCAAATGCTTTCTCGGGATGACCTACACGCCTACCAGCGCAAGGCCATTGATTTTGTGCTGCGCGAGCGCCGGTGTATGCTGGCGCTGGACATGGGTCTGGGCAAGACGACGTCGACCCTGACGGCCATCAGCGACATGCTGGACGGCTTTATGGCCAACAGGGTCTTGGTCATCGCACCCCTGCGCGTTGCCAACAGCGTATGGGCGCAGGAAACACGGCTGTGGGAGCATCTCAAGCATCTGCGGGTCTCGGTCTGCACCGGGTCAGACAAGGCTCGCAGGGGGGCGCTGGCGCTCGATGCGGACGTGTATGTCATCAACCGCGAGAACGTGCCGTGGCTGGTCGAAAACTATGGGTCCAAGTGGCCGTTTGACGTGGTGGTCATAGACGAGAGCAGCAGCTTCAAGAGCGCGTCCAGCAAGCGGTTCAAGGCCCTGCGGAAGATGCTGCCGCACATCGACGCGATGGTGCTCCTGACCGGCACGCCCTCGCCAAACGGCCTCTTAGACCTCTGGCCGCAGATGTACCTGATCGACTACGGCGAGCGCCTCGGGCGTACTCTGACAGGCTATAAGCAGAGGTTCTTTGAAGCCGACTATTTTGGGCGCAAGTTCGAGCTCCGGCCCGGATCGGCAGACAGGATACACGGCCTGCTGTTGGACAAGGTCGTGCACATGAACGCGGAGGATTACCTAGACATGCCCGCGCGCATTGACCTGACGGTTGGCATCGACCTGCCGACTGAGGTGATGGCCGGTTATCTGGACTTCGAACGCACGATGCTGGCCGAGATCGACGGCGAAGAGGTTGAGGCGGCAACGGCGGCGGTGCTGGCGAACAAGCTCCTGCAATACGCCAATGGCGCGCTGTACACCGACGGCTCTGGGGCGTGGTCAGAGACCCATGCCGCCAAGCTCGATGCTCTGGGAGACATTGTCGAGGATAACCCCGGCGAGACCATGCTAGTGGCCTACAATTACAAGAGCGATCTTGAGCGTCTGGTGGCGCGGTTTCCGCAGGCGCGGGTCTTGGACAAAAAACAGGAGACCATCGACGCTTGGAACCGTGGGGAAATCCCGATGCTCTTGGCGCACCCTGCGTCAGCTGGGCACGGCCTGAACCTACAAAAGGGCGGTGCGCTGTGCGTGTGGTTTGGGCTGAACTGGTCGCTCGAGTATTATCAGCAATTCAATGCCCGCCTTCACCGACAGGGGCAGACGCGCCCGGTGCGGATCGCGCATATCGTGTCGAACAATACAATTGATCAGCGCGTCCTCGGCGTTTTGCGCAACAAGGATGCCACGCAAAAAAGCCTTTTGGACGCGCTGAAAGTATAATCAAAGAGCCTCGCCCCGCACAGAAACCGGCACCTCGGCCCGCTTTGACGTTTCTGATCCGATTTCGCCACCGATGGCGGCATAGCCTGCTGCGTCTGTGGCCGAGTCGACGTGTGCCGGATTCGACTTCATGCGGGCCAGCTTGAACAGCGTCATCATCACGGCCACGTCGTGCGGCGTGACGTTCTTGTTCAGATATGCCGTCCAGAAGGCAGATATCAGACCGAAGTTAGCCTCGGCATCGCCATGAGTGTTTGCACGATCAACCGTCACGCAATGCTTCGCCGTATCAAGAATCTCGCCGCGGTTCATTTCCACGTCCCCTTGTCGCGCAGGCTGTCGATCCCGGTGATCTCGGCCAGCCGGTTGCGGTAGATCGCGCCGGGCGTGATGTTGTTTTGCATCCACCTCGACATGCTGGATTTTGCGACGGGGACTTGGTCAGCGATCCAGCCAAGCTTGCGCCCGCCGTCCGCCGCCCACTGTCTGATTTGGTCTTGAGCCTTCACGGCGTCCTCCTGTGCTTCGGTTCGATCTGTCTATTTGTGAAATTATTTTGCGTCAAGCGCATTTTTATGCTTGCATGAGGTGTTGCGGGCTTTATAAGTGGGCCTACGAACTAGCAATCATGGAGAAACCAAATGAAAATCCGAGACATCGCCGCCGACCTGATCGGGGCCATCGCAATCTTCGGCCTGCTCTGGGCTGGCTTCGTCTTCGCTCACGGTATGGGGTGGTAAAATGGCTGTTAGACTTGGAGCAATGGACACCCACATCGTGCTGACCGCGCTGTGGGATTACCGCGAGACGCTGACCAACGGCATCGCGCCCAACCCGCCGCATATACAGGCCAGAATTGCCAGCGTTGACCGCCTTATTGAAAGCTACAAGAAATCATACTTCGCCTTGGACAGATTGGGGATCATGTGATGGCCAAATGTAAAGTGACAGACGAGCCGTCATTTGGGTGCGCGATCCGCATCATCAACTACGTTTCCGGGACGCAGCGGCCCAAGGACATCTTCGGAAACGAGGGCACAGAGACGCCCGTCATTAACTGGCGGGTCGAGCAGCTTGGCCCGTGGGGCTGGCTTCCTGTGCCTGTTTACCACGAAGAAGCTGACGGCACGCTGACGGAGGTAAAGCAATGACCATCCAATCCCTCCGCGAGTACATCGCCACGAAAGAGAAACAGCTTGCCGATCTTGAGGCAAGGTACCCCGGAGTTCGACCGGGTTGGGTCTCGGAAGAGACGACCACACTGTGGTTCTATCTGATGGACGCCAAGGCTGAATTGCAAAAACTGGAAGCAGAGGAATAACAGATGCAGCAAACCATTCTTCTAACTAACCAACTGGCCACAGGATCGGCCTTCGCCCTGAACGAGAGCAACGAGAACGTGTTCATCCCGTCGAAAGTCATGTTCGGCCATAGCGTGCGCCTCGGCCAGCGTGTGCAGGCCGTCTGCGTGCCGAATATGACCCGGCCAGACCGCACACCTTGGCTGGCGGTAAGCATCTTGGACGCCGAGGCTGTTCAACAAGATGATGGTCTGGCCGACTTCATTTTGGAAAGTCTAGAGCAAGGGCGAGGAACGGTAGAGGAGATCGCGGAAGACCTGAACATGTCCGACGGCAAGATCGCCGCCAAGCTGTCTGAGTTGGTGGCGTCGGGACATGTTGTGCGGGTTGTCTGCTACGACCTGCCTGAGGGGGGAGAATGATGTTCTGGAGAAAGAAGCAGGCGGTCATGCCGCACCGCGACATCCACGCAGAGGCGGCACTGGGCATCAGCAACGCGGCATCCGTGCTGCCAGCAGGGCGGTTCATGGCCCTCGTCTATTGGGCCATCGTGGAGAACCGCCAGATCAGCGTCGAGGACATCGACGCGCTGGCCAATCGGCTGTCGCGGGCAGCTTGGGAACGGGGGCGGAAATGAAAGAACTGACAAGCGAAGCCCAACAGGGCGCGATCCACCTGAAGTGGGGCTTCTTGCCTGTGTTTATGGTCCGCATGGCGGTGCCAGCCTACGCGCCGGGAACTTGGAAGTGGGGTCGCTGGCGTTATGCGCGGTTGGCCGAGGTGGTCGATCTGAACTCAAAACTCAGGGGAGCATGGAGGGACTGATGACCGGACTGCATCCAGACTACGGCCTGACGGACGAGCTTCGCCTAGCCGCCGTCCAAGACGCCGAGATCATAGGCGTGAAGCAATCCGCCGCGCTGCACCGCGTCTCGGTGCCGAGCATCTACAAGTGGCGGAAGGTATTTGAGGGAGGAAAGGGATGAGCAGTC